CCATCTAAGTGAGTTTGGGTAGCGTCATCGGCATAAATATCTAACGCAGCACCAATCTCAGGATACTCATCCATCTTTTCATAGTCTTGGTATCTGCGCCGACGTTCGTACTCAACTTGAGGTAAAGAGGTGGCTCCCTTAACGACATTAACGGAACCTTGGATTGCTCCTCCGTCAGGTTCCCCGTCCGCATTTTTTATAACATCTCCTCGATAGGGGTCTTGTGCAGGAGGTCTACCCGGCTTTCTTTTTGTAGTGAAAAAAGATTTAAAAAATGCCGCGAACCGTCCAGACAGGGGGCTTCCCTGGCCGAATGTGTTAGAGCCTGGGAATGCTGTATATCCCGCGTTCTCCTCTAGATTCTCATCCAGACGGTCGTCTTTATCGTTGTTGTCGTTTAAATCCATTTTCTATATTCGTCAAATTCTTGGTCCTTACTGTATGTACCCCTGGAGAACCCAGCAGAACCCAAATCTTTTGTTCCTGCATCAACCAAATCCCCTTTTACAATCGGGATAGGGCTTTTTGATACGATATCGCTCATTACGGTAGCACCAATAGCCATGCTCATGACCAAATCATCTGCAAACCCATCTTCTGCTTCAATTTTACCGGTCTTACTTATTATAAAAGTAGTTAACTCTTTAAAACTTCTCTCCGAATTTACTTTTATTTTTGAAGTTTTTAAATTTTCTTGTAAATTATTTAAAATTTGGTCTCTATTTTTGTTATTTACTAAGTATCCCATCTCACCTTTCTCATCCGTCCACATATTTTCATACTCGTGAACTTCAAACAATTGTTCGATGAGAGCTAGTCCGAGACCATTTCTCTCAGGACATATAAAGGCGGTGTTATAACGTAACCCTTCCTGAGCTAAGATTTTAGCAAAATCATTTAGACCGACGCGATTACTATAAAACTCTGCTACTTGGGTACCGTTGTAGAGATTGATGATATGAAAAGCTGAGTAATCCCTGTCACGACCAAAGGACGAGTCTGCGGCAATGAGATATGTGTGATAAGGTTGGGGTTCTTCCCATACCCGCATCATATTGTAATGCTTTTTGTAGAAGTCTTCTGATATCTGGGATTTAACCTTCTGTAGAGTACCACCGTCAATAAAGGTTTCGCCTGTTCCTAGGAACTCACCCTCGTATTCCTGTAGCCACGCACGTTCCCCCACGTTACTCCTAGTGGTCTCAGCCCACTCCTCTGTGTATTCGGGGTGTTCTCTCCAATGGATGTCAATCGTATGGAAATTATTTTTCCCTAGTTCTGCGTCGTGATATAGCTCGTAATATAGATTTGCCATACCATTCACAGTAGAGAGAATGAATGCAGAACCACCAGTAGAGATGGTAGGGTAGATAGCCATCCAGAACTCAGTCATCTTCTCGATGAACGCAGCCTCATCTACAATAAGAAGAGATACCGATTCACCGCGACCTGCTCCAGCCGGTTGGGATTTAATCTTGCTACCTGTGGAGAGCTTAAGGACGTGTTTGTTCCTTTCTACCTCTTTAGGCTTTAACCACTGAGGTAAATCGTCATACATATTGACTGCACGGTCCAAAAAGTCTCTAGATTCACGGTCACCAATGGAGACCACCATAACGTTCTTATCTTTGTTGAAGATAATGTACCAAAGGGCATATGCCGCACAAATGGTGGTTGCGCCAGCCTGACGAAATTTCCTCATCAGGTTAAATCTGTGCTGACCGAACTCAGTAATTATTCTTTCTTGGAACCTGTATAAATCGAACTTCACTCGCCCGCGCACGGGATGGGTGATGTATACGTAATTTTTAATAAAGTATGCAGCATCCTCACGGCACTTTTTTATTTCAGATTTTAGTTCTTCAGGATTCATAAAATAACACTATTATATAGCATGAGGAAAGTTGCATTTATCCCTACTCGCGAAGAGCAAGACCGACCTATTAAGACCTTTTTAGAAAAGGCAGGGTGGAAAGTTTATTATATCATAAAAGATTCTATTTTTGACGCATATACTTATGCAATAAAAAAATACGACATAATGGCTAAAGATAAAGTTATAATGTGCCATGACGATATTGAAATTTTAACTTCCCCGGAGGTCTTCAACGAACTCATCGATAACAACATTACGGATAAAACTGGGTTCCTCGGTATTGCAGGTCCCAAACGGCTTAACAAGACCGCCTGTTGGTGGCACGGTCTAGGTCGCGAGTACCCTCACCCGAACTCCTTCCTACAGGGGATGGTGTTTCACGGGTCTAGCTTGGACGATTGTTTTCCCACTTACTACGGAGGCTTTGGAGAAGTAGAAGTGTTAGATGGTTTATTTTTAGTAACAACAGGTGCAACTCTTCATAACATCAACACTAAAATGCCAAAAGACTTTGTTGGTAAGTGGGATTTTTACGACATCTATTACACGTACCAAGCACAAGCTAAGGGACGGAAAAACAAAGTAATCCCTCTACCTATCCTTCATTACTCACAGGGAGACGGTGCCTTGAGCGAGGAATGGGACACTAACCGTAAAGCGTTTATTCAGAAGTACGGCTCAAAGTTTATTGATATTGAGCTTCCACCCCAAAGTCAACTGCCAAAACCGGTGTAGGGTTCCCTTCAAATTTCTTTAGCAGGTCGCCAAAGCTTTCGGTAACTTCGACGTTATTTGAAGCAACCAACACCCAATCAGAATTATCGACAGCTTTCTCACTTGCTTTAAACCAGTCATCTGACCATTTTAACGGGTCACATGTACGTTCTGATAAAATAATAACTTTATCCGCTCTGCTACACGCTGCGTTCAGAATACACTTCTCATCTTCGTGAAGGGTGGAGAAAAAAGATTTTGACGGAAAAACCAGTCGAAATGGTATTTCGTTCACCATAATGAGAGGTAGGATGTTGATATTGACGCCTCTCGTTGGACATATATAAATAACGGACGGTTGGTGGCTTAGAATAGCCCCCATCACTTTTTGAAGCCCATGACCCCTCGCGTTAGAGATATGGGAGTTATTCATCGGGGGAAAGTAATTTTCTCCTAATAACGCCATTTTAGCATTTTTTTTCATATGATTCATAAACTTCTATTAATTACTTGCCTATTATTATCTAGCGTGAAGGGCATTGACAAAGACAAAGTTCGTCACGGAAACGTCGCTAACTTCAAGGAGGGGCAGAAAGTCTATCTCATAGATTCTAAAAAAGTCTACCTTCAAATGAAGTCGTATAAGACTATAATTAAAAAGAACATCCAAAAGGGGTCAGCCGAATATAACAAACTGATGCTGGAAGCGACTACCCTATATAAGGACACACTTGACAAGTCAGGATACTCCCTGATTGTTGAACTCGATGGGGTGGATAAAACCCTCCATAAAACGGAAGACGTAACACAAAAAATAATTAGTCTTCTATAACCTGCCGAAAGGAGGTATAAAATTATGAATCATTACTTTACACATTTTGATAAACTCTTTAGTGAGTTACAATGGGGGTTCGATGAACCTCAACCAGCGCAAGTAAAGAATACTTGCAAATTGCCAAAATACCCAGTTAGCAACTGCTATCTGTCGGAAGACCAAAACTCACTATTGTTTGAGTTTGCTCTTGCGGGTTACAAGGAAAAAGAAGTCCAGGTTATCGGGGGTAAGAACTCGTTTACCGTTCGTGCGAAAAAGGAAGAATCCTTGAAAGCCCATGTGCTACTCCACCATGGAATTAGCGGAAAAGATGTGGATTTTTCGATTAAGGTTGATGAGCAATACGATACGAAAAAGGCTAAAGTGTCATTTGAGAATGGGTTACTTAGTGTGACGATTCCCAAGGCAAAAGAAGCTGAATCCGTTATGCTATTTGGTTAATATTTAATTATTTGTTCTTTGGGTTGGTCCCCGTAAAAAGACTAAACCCAGAAGGTGTTATGCCTTCTGGGTTTTTTTATTGTCTTTGGGTGGGTTATACGTCCATCAAACTGAAGTCCATCAAATTCCAAGAACTGGCAATGACTGGAGGGGACACGCCATCGTTTTGATATTTTAGACCACCATTACATACTCGTGCAATGATTTGCCGTGCTACGTTATTTGATAAGGTTGTATTGGTCTCCCAGCCTTGAGGAAGTCCGTCAATCTCAAACAGCGCGTTAAGATATAGTCGGTTATCTTGTTGGTTAGTATCGCCTGTTTTGGACCATCGTCTTTCGTACCCGGCGGACAAAGTATAAATCGCTCCAGCGGTGCCCATTCCAGCAGCAGCAGTTGTGGAGGATAACGTTAGGACATGAGCCTGTCTCGCATCAGCCGCAGTTGCACACCCACTTGCTCCAGAAACAGAACTGGTAGAGAAGAAATTTAAGGAATCTTCAGCATTACCCATAACGGTAAGTTGCAGTGCGCTTACATTAGAAGTACTTGGGAGCCAAGTACCCAGGCTCTGAGGCATACTCACAATCTGGTAAAAAATCGTTAAGTCCTGGGTGTGGGTAAAAGCGGTGCCTGAGCAAGGACCACTGGCTTGAAACTGGTTACCACCACCCGCAGCAGAGTACGGTGCCGAGTAACCAGTGAGAGATGTAGGAGCGGGTGCTGGGATAGGTGCCATAGTTTAAGTTTACATAATTATATATGTTACTTACTACTGCCGTAGTATATAAAGTTATGAAGAAAGTAGGAAAACTAACCGAAGCCCGAATGGTGCTTCCTCCTGAACCTAAG